AGTTACCAATACGTCCTTACTGACATGCCAATCAAATAGATTTAAAGATAATTCAACCAATAATTTTACTGTGACTCGTAACGGGAACGTGAATATAAAATCATTAAGCCCTTTTAATCCCAGTATACCATATAGCGCCAATGCTGTAGGCGGCAGTTGTTACTTTGATGGTAGTGGAGATTATTTAACAATTCCTACTAATGCTGCGTTTGACTTTGGAACTGGTGACTTTACTGTAGAAGCTTGGGTGTACTTAAATTCTGGAGTATCGGAGTTTGCTTTGTTAAGTGGCAGCGCAATCCAGTCCAGCGATCTAGTTTACTATGCTAATAGTTTACGTTTTGGACGCAATAATACGGCGTGGGACACTACATTTGATTATACTTTTCTACCCAACCAATGGTACCATGTTGCGTTCGTAAAAGCTAGTGGTAATGCTAAAGCTTTTGTGAATGGAGTACAAATAGGAAGTGCAGGAAATGGGATCGAGTATGGTTCAGTTGGAGGAAATGTTATTATAGGTGCTTCTAGAGATCTATCTAGAGCGTTTCCTGGATACCTTTCTAACTACCGTATTGTTAAAGGTACAGCAGTATATACTAGTAATTTTACCCCTCCTACAAGCCCGGTTACCGCCATTGCAAATACTAGCTTACTGTTAAAATTTGCCAATCATAATATTGCCGATGCAACTTCTCGTAATTTAATAAGACCTGTAAATGATGCAAAAATATCAACCGCGCAAAGTAAGTTTAGTGGTACAGGTGGTGGTAGTAGCATATATTTTGATGGTAGTGATGCTTTAGACGTTAGACTAGACAATATGCCATACTTATTAACTGATTTCCCTAAATCGGGATTTATTGGAACACTTGAAGCATGGATAAGGCTAGACGCCTTAGAGTCTCCAAGATCTTGTCTGTTTAGTTATTGGTATAATAGTAATGGTTGGACTCTTGATGTCAATCCGAACGGGGATTTATTCTTTAGTATTAATGGCGGCGGTAATACTATCTTGCTTTCTCCAAATAAAATAACGACTGGAGCATGGCATCACGTGGCTATGGTTAACACAGGAAGCGCTATAAAATATTATCTCAATGGGGTTTATTCAGGTGAAAGCACTAATGCAACTGTAAGTGGTCCTATATATAGTGGGGGTCTAGGTCCTTTTTATATTGGAAATCGTGTGGATATGTCTCTGCCAACACGAGGATACATGAGCAATATACGTTTAACACGCGGCGTTGCAAGGTACACAGCAAACTTTACCCCACCTACAGACCCATTCCCAGTTCAGTAAAGGTAATTATTTAAAATGTTTTTTATTTTTAAATTTATACCAGACCTATTTTGGCTGGTATTGTTAATAGCCGGATTATCCGGCTATTTTCTAAGCCACTTGATTCCGGTAAAAACATACGTTTTACCTATAAAAATTATAAGTGGTGTGGTAGTACTTTTAACAATTTTTGTTTTTGGCATGTTATACTGCGACAACACCTGGAAAGCGGCGGCTGCTGAGCTTGAAGCCAAAGTACGGGCCGCAGAGGCACAAAGTGCCGCCACTAATGAAACTATCAAAGAAAAGTTAGTTGTTAAAACTCAAATTATAAAACAACGTGGGGCAGACATAGTACAATACATAGACCGTGAAGTAACAAAACACGACGCAGGTTGTGTAATCCCACCAGAGTTTGTTAATGTACATAATCGTGCTGCGGAGCCACCAAAATGAAACTATTAATATTAGTTACCGCACTACTTGTTAGCGGATGCTCCACAGTAGTGCCAGTTACACAGCGTTGGCCAGAACCACCTGGCTTACAAAGCCTACAACCGTGTCTTGAGCTTAAAAAACTTGAAGAATCAGCAACACTTAGTGGCGTAGCTACTACAGTAACCGGTAACTATACCGAATACTACCAGTGTGCTGTTAAGTTAGCTGCATGGCAAGAGTGGTACGCTAAACAACAAATTATTCACCAAGGACTTCGATGACACATCAATTAAGCTATGCTGAATTACAGCAGCTAATACCAAAAAATCCTTACATTAAGCAGTGGCATAACGCACTAGCACAGCTACTGCCAGACTACGAAATTAATACACCACAGCGAATTGCAGCTTTTATTGCTCAGTGTGCCCATGAAAGTGGCGGATTTATTGCACTAAAAGAAAATTTAAACTACAAAGCGGCTACGCTACGTAAAATTTTTCCCAAGTACTTTCCAACGGACGCATTGGCGCAGCAATATGCTGCGCTGCCGGATAAACAAGCCGCCATTGCTAATTTGGTATACGCAAATCGCATGGGTAATGGTGGTCCTGAAAGTGGTGACGGTTATCGCTATTGTGGGCGTGGGCTAATTCAGTTAACCGGCAAAGACAACTACTCGTGGTTTGCCGCTAGCTTAGAGATTAGCGTTGAAGAGGCTGCTGAGTACTTAGAAACATTTGAAGGTGCTGCGCAAAGTGCTTGCTGGTTCTGGGAAACAAACAAGCTAAACCAGTGGGCCGATAAAGGTGATATCCTAACATTAACCAAGCGTATTAATGGTGGTACTATTGGACTAGAAGATCGCATTAAGCATTATGAGCATGCCCTGCATGTGCTAGGAGTATAACATGATTAAAAAGTTTTTAGTTGGTTTAAGTATATTAGTTTCAGGTAGCTTACTAGCTCAGTCTGACCCTATTGTTACTGATTCTACTTCACGCAGTACAAGTGCTAGCACTAGTAGTAGCGTTAGCGATACCACCGTTAAATCTCCACCACCAACAGCAGTAGCGCCTGCTATAACTGTTATTAACAGCGACGTGTGTGCTGTTGGATACTCTGGAGCAGCTCAAACTCAGATTTTAGGTATTTCTTTTGGAGCTACCACAACAGACAAAAACTGCGAAAGACTTAAACTAGCCAGGTCAATATACGACATGGGTATGAAAGTAGCTGCAGTTGCGGTTATGTGTCAAGACGAACGAGTATTTTCAGCAATGATAAACGCAGGAACACCTTGTCCAGTAGATGGAAAGATTGGTGAGCAAGCTCGTGAAATCTGGGAAGCTGAACCAGCACGTCAACCACAAAAAGTAAAAAGCAAGGACTAAGCCGTGAAAACGCTGGTTAAAGTCCTGCTAAGTTGCCTGCTAAGCTATTCACTAGCACATGCACAAATAGTGACAGTTCCGATTCCTGGTAGTCCACTGTCATTAAATGTTATAGCTAACCCACAACCACTACAAAACATAAATACTAATCCAGCAGCCACTAGGTACCAACTGTGGGATGATGGCTCTGCCAATGTTCCACTACCTTTTACGTTTCCGTTTTTTGATAGAACATTTAATGATTCTACTATGTACAGCAACGGAGCAGTACAGTTTGGGCCCTATAATTCTGGAAATAATACTTTTTGTTGTAGTGGGATTACTATTGATCGAAATACTCCAGCTGCATATAACTACAGTATTTTAATGATGCAGACTGATATGTATGGGTCAACTGGATCTAATCATTACTCTCTTGGCACTGCCAATACTATGACTTATGGTTGGTACGGTGTCGAGCGTTTAGGAGATTCTGCCAATAAAACCAGCTTTGAGCTAAAAATTGATAGTTCTGGTGGTATAGACATGCGTTGGACTGGTGCGCTAATTACCATGAATACTCCAGCTATTGGTGTAATTGGAGATGCTTCACGAGGCGAGTTTGCAATTATACAGCAAGGTAGTACTGGTCAGGTGGTAAATATTCCAGGATTGACTCAAGTGACTACTGGTCCTGGTGTTGAGGTAGTTGTTGATCCTTGTGTATCAAATCCACTACATGCCCCGACTTGTGCTGGGTATCAAGCAGCTTATCTAATACAGCAATGTTCTGCTAATCCACTATATTCAACTTCTTGCTCAGGATACGAGTCTGCGTATACAACTAGTCAATGTGCTATTAATCCACTATACAGTACATCTTGTAGCGGGTATCAAAATGCCTACTACCAGCAGCAGTGTTCAATAAACCCATTGTATGATGTAAATTGCCCTGGATATGCAAGAGCGTACTTAGATCAACAGTGCTCTTTGAACCCAATGTATTCTACTACGTGTTCTGGTTACGCTACTGCGTATAAAGCCCAGCAGTGTTCAATAAATGCTTTATATGCTACGGACTGTCCTGGATACGCCACTGCTTATAAAAATCAGCAGTGTTCAATAAGTGCTTTATATGCAACCGACTGTCCTGGATATGCCACTGCGTATAAAACTCAGCAATGTTCAATAAATGCCTTATATGCTACGGACTGTCCTGGATACGATGTTGCTTATTTAAAATCTAAGTGTATTATTGACTCACTATATAGTAATAAGTGTGAAGGTTATGCTACCGCTTATGCTATAAAGTACTTAACTAATACTAGTAACTCTGCAGCTGTAAATTCTGCACTATCAAATACTGCAGCTACTAAAGCAAACGACCCGGCTAATACTGTTGTTGCTACTGATGCACCTAGTACTACTATATCCACGGACGGTAGTGTTTCTACTGGAGTATCTCCAACTGGTGATGTAAACGTTGATAAAGCAATATCAACAAAACCAGCATCAGCTAGTGGAGGTTCCCCTGCAGCTCCTGTACAATTAGTATCTGCACCACCGGCCGCACCTGCACCACCAGCACAAAAACAGGAAGCAAAACCAGCAGGCCCTCAGCAAACACAATCTGCTGATGCGGGAGGTCCTAAGCCTGCACCAACTGCTCGTCAAGAAGTACAAGCCAAACGTGAAGCTGCTGCAAAAGCCAAAGCTGTAGAGTCGGGTAAAGCTTTAGCTGCTAGTATAGGTAAAGCTAATGATATGGAGCAGCAAAAACAGGTGCAAAATCTAGTTATTGAAGCTATGGGGTATACTCCTGGTTTTGATACATACTCAAAAGCAATTTTACAAGATGCTGTTGCGTATAAACCGTTCACAATTTACGGCAGTCAAAAAACCATAGATAACCGTAGTAATTTAAAGCTATTTAGCGGTAATGATTCGCTACATAATCAAATGGTAGAATTACAGTATAAAGGAAAGTAATTATGTCCGAAGAAATCAAAAACGTCAACGCTAAAATTGACAGCATGGAAGCTGCTACAAAAAAGTATGCTAGTAAAGATACTGTTATTAGTATTGGTGGATATGAGTTTACTCCTGCCAAGCTTATGGTTGCGTTTACCTTAGTAAGCTCCCTTCTTGGTGGGTTATATGGAGCCTTTGAAGTATACAAAGACTACCAAGGAATGAAAAAGAAAATTGCAGAGTACGTATCACCAGACTTATCAGAATTTGATAAGCGCCTGGCAGTAATTGAAGAAAACTCTTCCAAAACAACTGACTATACTCGTGATATTAAAACAGATTTAAAAGCAGATATTCGTCGTAATGAGACACTAACGGAACAAATTGAACGTGCTGTTAAGCTAACTCAACGTGAAGCGGACCAAGACTTAAAGCTTTTAACTAAAAACGTCGAACAATCAATTCAGCGTACTCGCGACGATATGGATAAGTTAAAACGAGATACTGATACTAAGATTGAAAAGCTAAATAGCTCAGTAGATTCTAAGATTCAGAAAGCTATTGATAACCCACTAGCAGGTAAATAATGAATGATTTAAAAATGTTTAAATGGTTAGGACTGCTACTACTAATACCTATTGCTTTAGCATACTGTAGTGAAGACAGATTTCGGTACCCTTGCCAAAACCCAGACAACTGGGATAAAGCGATATGTCAAAAACCACAGTGCGATGTAACGCGAACCTGTCCGGAACACGTATTTAAAGGTCAGCGCGATCCTCGACTAGGTCCGCCCGAAGAAGCACAGAATATTCTAGCTAAACAACAACTTGGTCTAGCTAATAAACCAGAGGTAAAATGTAATGTCAAATAATAACTTTCTATACACAGACGAGCAGTTAATGGCTCGCTTAAAGTTTTTCATAGGTGTATGTCTAGCACTAACATTAACTGGCATTGTTTTCGTAGTACTGTACTCACTTATTTTCGTAACACAGCCACTAAATGCAATTAGTCCTATTGACCAAAAATTCTTTGAACTAATTGTACCAATTGCTACTTTTCTTACAGGAACACTAAGTGGTATTATGTTAGCAGGTGGATCAAAAGAAGAAGTCGATGCTACATTGGCCATGATGAAACAAGCTCAAGACAATGCAGCAGCAGCTGCAAAAACATCGTACATTCCTAAGCCTGAGCCAGTATTAGCTCCACAGCCAAGTTTTAGTACTACAGCGGGATTTAATGGAACTTCTATTGCAGAAGTACGAATGGTTAATGGCAAGCCAGCACCTCAACCAGCACCTCAACCGGAGATTTGAATGAAAAAAGTAATTTGGGCCGTATTAATGGCAGCGGGAATTTTTGCAATAACTTATAATAACCCAACGTTTGCCGCTGAAACTAAAAAAGTTTGTGTAGATCAAACTGATGTTAAAACTAAAAAAGTTAAGCAAGTGTGTAAAGACGTAAAAGTACACAAGAAACTTGAGGGAACCAAAGTTCCTGATAAAAAGGCTAAGTAAATTTTCAATTGACACCTAGTAAATCTCGTGGTACAATTATGCGTTACCCGAGATTTTTATAAACCAACAAGGAAGTACATGGCAAGAAATAGTGGTAAATCACATCGCACCTTTCCAGCAAAGAAGTCTAGTAATCGACCTTCGCAAGAAGAAAAGTCTAGACTGCGTCAAAGTAAGCATGAGGGCGTAGAAGAACCTCAGCCTCAACGAAACTATACCTTTAAAGAAGTTCAACCACTAAACTTTGTACAAGGTGAATACCTAGATGCAATTGAGAATAATGACGTTATATTTGGAATAGGTAGTGCAGGCACTGGTAAAACTTTTATTGCAGCAAATTATGCTGCACGCGAACTTTACTATAAACGAGTAGACAAAGTTATACTAACGAGACCTAACATTGAAACAGGTCGCGGACTAGGTTTCCTACCGGGTACATTAGAAGAAAAGTATGCCCCGTATCTACTACCTTTTGATTCAATATTTACTCGTGCACTTGGAAAAGGGTTTTACGAATACTGTTTAAAGTCAAAAGATATTGACCCTACACCCCTAGGCTTTTTACGAGGAACTACATTTGATAACTGCATTGTATTAGTTGACGAAGCACAAAACTGTACTCGTGAAGAAATGAAAATGCTCTTATCACGAATTGGTAAAAATTGTAAGATGATTTTTAGTGGCGATACAGAACAAGCCGACATTCCAGATAGTGGGCTTGAAGATGCTGTAGAGCGCCTTGAGAATATAGATGGAATTGAAGTAATTGAATTCCTAGATGAAGATATTGTACGTAGTAAGATGTGTAAACAGATTATTATGGCTTATAGGAATTAATATGGCAAAAACATATAAACCAACAACAGGTATGGCTACTGCTGCAAAGCGTGCCTTAAAATGGAAAGAAGACGGTGAACCTGGCGGTACGCTGGTTGGACTAGCTAGAGCTAATCAGCTAAAAGACCGGGAACCTCTAAGTGAAAGTGTTGTACTACGTATGTACTCATTTTTTAGCCGTCATGAACCAGATAAAAAAGCTACTGGTTTTCGGAGCGGAGAAGAAGGTTTTCCTAGTAAAGGCAGAGTAGCTTGGGACTTATGGGGCGGAGATGGTGGTTACAGTTGGAGTACTGCAAAACGTAATCAAATTATGCGCGCCCGTGAAGCCAAGGCACTAAGATTAGCTAATGTAACTAAGGCACAAATACCTCAAGTAATGCTGCAAGCAGCAGCACAAACACTAGAAGATTACGCTAATGAAAATATTAGTGAAAGTCTAGATGCATTTGGCCAGTTTATGTACCATGCGCAGCTGTTACGAAATAATCACCTAGATACTTACCTACTAGACTTACACCTTGTAGACCAGCCGTATCGTGATATACTAGTATTAGTATTTTCCGAGTTAGCTCCTGAAGATATTGTGGACTACAACGACATTGATGAACAAGATAGTTTAGAAGACACTCAGTAAAAGAAAAGCCCGCTATATTGCTATAGCGGGCTTTTTGTTTATATGTCCATGCTTGAGTACAGCATCCATCCGTGTTTGCGATGTGCATCAATACGTTCACTTAAAAAGGCACTTAAACCATGTTCAGCATATTGCTCTGCAAGAGCATATGCTTTTAACAATTCTTCGTGTACTTTTCCGTTATCTACGTATAGTGTGCGTAACATTTCATTTTTTGGTAATACTTCCAGCGTGTCAGTAATGCTGGAGTGTTCAGCTAGTTGTGAAAAGCTAGCAGGTACAAAACAACGTACTGCACGTACGCGTTCAGCAAAGTCGTCTAGCTCGTCATCTACTTCATCATAAATTTTACCAAATAGCTCGTGATATTGCATAAAATCCGGGCCAGTTACATTCCAGTGAAAGTTTTCGGCTTTTACTAAGAACGCATAAGTTGTTGCAAAGGCGTTTTTAACCGCCATTTTTAAGTCTTCCATTTTATTTTCCTGAAACTATAGCCCATTGAGTGCCGTTAAATATTACAGTAACACAGTCATTAGAATCTAAAGTTTTGCTGTCATCACCATCAATTTGCTGTTCCCCGGTAGCTGTCAAGGTTATGTTGCCATTTACTTGATTTTTTACTACATAAGTTTTACCTAATACACCTACGGGCAACTTAATAGTTATGCCTTTAGTATTAGCGCCAATATAGTAATCGCTAGGTGATGCTGTGTAGCTAGTATTAGCTATTTTTACTTGAACTAGTCCCAAGGCATTACTTGTAGGTAGTTCAATAACTGGAGTAGATATACCACTATTGGCTGCTGCTAAAGCAACAGATGGAGTCAACTCAATAATTACAAGATGTGCAGAAGCCGGTCTTGTGCCTCCAGCATTGGGTGTAATTGTTAGTGCAGCAGCATTTCCTGCCGGGTTGCGTAAAGTTAAAACAGAGTTTAGTACATTAGTTGTAATAATTACTGATCCAGTAATTTGACTTGTACCTGTTGCACGCCCCGAAACAGTATAAGCTACGTCAACACCATTTAGTGTTAATATAAGTTGTCCAGCTTCGTCTACACTAACTTGAAATTGTACTAGGTATGAGGCAACTTCTGATAAGTTAAAAGAGCTAGGAGATATGCGTGTAATAGTTGTGGCCGACGTAGGCCCATCTACAGGAAACTGCACATCTGCGCCTGGAGCAACTGTTGCAGCATTATCTGGTGGCATTAGCGCAACAAAGTCAGCAAAGTTTGAGGTAGCAGCAGGCCCTGTTGGTCCAGCAGGACCTGTTGGGCCTGCAATTCCTTGGGGACCAGTTGGACCGGCTGGACCGGCCGGACCAGGAGGTCCTGGCGGTCCGGAAATAGTGTTGTTTATAAATAAGTCGTTATCGCTACAAATCCCAGGAAATAATGGAAACAAGGGAAGGGGCGGTAGTAACATTTGATTTTGTGTTTGATACATTTAATTCTCCATATAAAAAAGCCCCCACGACTTGTGGTCTTGGGGGCTTTTAAAACACTTAATATTAACGAATGTTAGTATTTGTGTTGCTTGGGTTAGCTGTTAGTGTACCACTACCAACGTTGATTGCTTCGTTTGTAGAACGAATAGACTGACCTAAGCCCCAGATCATACTAGCCAATTGGCCGTACTGTTGTTGCTGTTGTTGCTGAGTCTGCATCTGGTTAATGTTATTGGTATTTGTAAGGGTAATACCATTAGTAGCTGCATCAAGAGCTGCACGGCTTCTTAGTGCAATAATTTCTGCATTAGCATCGCCTAGTTGACGATTTAATGTAGCTTCGTATTGTGCTGTAATTAGTGCGCGTGTTTGAGCTCCATCAGCTGCAATGTCTTTAGCCAACTCATAACGATTTTCCATTACGTTTTGGTTAACATCAGCAATACGTGAAGCTAAGCTAGACGTAATATTGTTGAACTGATTAGTAAGACCTAAACTTTGGTTAGCTTGTGAAGCTTCAAAAGTTGCAGCATTAACTGCAACCGACTTATCAACAGCACCAATACTTTGCATTAACTGCATATTTGCAGTTACTTGTTCTGGAGGGCTGCGTAGCATTGCTCCAGCTGCTCCGGCACCGTTTTCGCCGCCAAATAAACCGCCATTACCATTACGTAGTAGGCTGCCTAAGATCAATCCACCGATCAATCCACCGCCACTACCAAAACCTAGGCCGCCGTCTCCGCCGCCACCCATAATCATACTTGGTGTCATAATTTCTGCCATTTTATTTTCCTTTAAAGTTTCTTTAACTTGAGAGGCTAGTTTTGCATAGTATTCTTCTGCAAAGCTAGCTTGTTTTTTAAGCGCATCCATAGCTTCTTCAGCAGCTGCTGTAGAAATAGGTACGCCAGTCGTTGTATCATCCATATAATAAATTTCTGTGTTGTGGATTGATATGATACTGCGTATCATCGCGCAGCCCTTAAAAATCTAAGAACTGATATAATTATACAACAGTTTGCTATGTACTGCAACCCAACTTTTAGGGCTCCAGGAGCATAAATGCACGGTAATAAGAAATTATGCAGCGTATTTTTGGGTAAGTGCATAGGCGCACGGTAAGAAATTTTGACGACAAAAAAGCCCCCGAATCTTTCGACGCGGGGGCTTTTTATTTGGCTAATTATTTAATAGGGCAAGCACCTGTTGCACATTCTGCATCGGTGATTTCATCAAAACTATTAGTATTATTTAGGTCAACTTCACCTAGTGTCTTAACATACTCTTGGTATGCAACCTCATCTACAACTTCTTGCGGAAGGTATAAGTAGCCCAAGTCTTTAGCAGTCTTGGTAGGGTCTGTACGATAGATGAAACTTACACCAACATAACAATCCCAGTTATCTAGCAACCAATCAATAATTGCAGGAATCTCACTTGGATCATAGCTAATAGTTACTGATGTGTTTTGTTGATTCCATGAAGTTTGTAGCAGTTTATAACGCTCAAGTTGCACAATAGCAGACTCGATGTTAACTTCCTTGCCATCAACTTTATCGAATGGAACTCCGTCCCACATTACCGGAAACGTAACAAGCACTCCAGAATCATCAACAGGATGATTAATAACACGGTAACCCGCTTGACGTAGTTTTTCAACCACCGGGTCATGTTTACTAAATTGAACATTATTGAAAATATACTTTCCTAGAGGCTTATGAACACCCTCAGTTGTATCCATAATCTTGCTCAGTGTGCCACTAGGCTTGATACAAGTTACATTCTTAGGGGCTGGTAATCCGAGCTCTTGACTCATGCCAATAGCTGCGCCAGTAGCTGTACGCTTTAAGTACTCATAATCATAACTACCCATATCTGGACGCATAGCGATACCAGTTAAGCCTACACCGCAAAGTCGTAGGAAATAGTTGTTAAGATGCCAAGATTCCTGAAGAATGCCGTCCTGAAGGTTAACACAGGTTTGTCTGTAGTTGGCACGAGCTGCCAGTCGTATAGCGTTGTGCAAACCGGCTGTGTCGCCTTTGAACTTGGCAATATCAGTTTCGGTAAGGTTACAGAAAGCCTTGTTACCGAGTAAGATTTCAACGCATGGATTGGCTCCCTTAAACCATGGAGCGCGTCGGAGTGCTTCAACTTCATTGATAAATCCTGGTTCACTTCCGCCAGCTTCTGTCATTAATCCAAAGATCTTTTCTAGATCGGACTTAAGTGGCTTCTTTTTAAATACTAGCGAGTTATTAGATTGAGTACGGTGTGCGTTATTGTGCAACCACCAGTCTTTTTTGGCTACTGAGAACTCTTCCCACTCCGGTTGGTCGTAGTCAAAAAGTGCGATTTCAGCACTGCGGCGACTAGAAAGAATGGTACCCAGATGATTAACAATATCAAGAATGTCCATGCGAGTAAGCAAGCTATCAGCACGACCATTAAGTATATTGGCGATAGCAACATAAGCTGTACTAATTGCTGCATCACCAGAGCTAATCCATCCATAACCTTTTAGCCTTTCACCGGCAGGGCGTAGCTGTGAAAAATCAAGTACCAGAGTATCAGCAGGATACTTACCCGCAATGAGCTTGCCAATAGACTTTGCCCAAGCTTCTGCACTATCTCCGACCTGAATTGTCCAAGTTTTAGTTTCAGCATCAAACCATTCACTATTAGCCTCGTTACCACCTTTGGTAGTACGAGTACTACGTACTACACGAATATTTTTAATAGGCTTTGAAAAGCCGTTTAGCGTACCAACAATCGGCTTGAAACCTACACCACAACCTTGTAGCAGCAACCATAGTACATCTACTACGTCATAAATTGTTTCAACGTGTGTAAATGAGCAATTAAACTGCGATGCTTCGCGAGTTTTAGCAACATTAGTTCCACCAAGCCAAAGCGTACGACCACTCATTAATACTTTACGATCTAGCATTAGCTGCTCAAGATCATAAAGCTCTGCATACTCTACGTCGTTTAAGTCGCGTCCGACTGCTCGTGCCCACAACCACTCTTGGTGATCGATAACACGGGCAACTGTTTCTTGCCATGTTTCAAATTGTTTTCCGTCGTCTGAAGTAGGGCGATTATATGTACGACGTGTAATTACTTGTGCTCGTGTTGAAACTGCTGTCATTAAGTATCTTTCTATTTATTGTCCGGTACTGCCAAATCCGCCAGTACCACGTTGTGTGTCATTCCAAATATCTTTGAATTCTGGTAGCAACACTGGCATAATAACCAGCTGAGCAATTCGATCACCAGTCTCGATTTTATAAGGGTCTTCGCCAATATTTTTTAGCAAAACTTTTAAATTTCCACGATAGTCAGCATCTATTACGCCAACACTATGAGGGATTGTAATGCCTTTTTTCCCTTGCGAGCTGCGATTGAAAATAAAGCCTCCATAGCCTTCTGGAATTTTTATCGCTATACCCGTATCAACAAGTTTTTGTTCTCCCGGATAGATTTCACAATTTTCATATGAAAACAAATCTGCTCCGGCGTCACTGGCATGTGCACGTTTTGGTAGCTGTGCTCCAGGCTGTACTTGACACTCCAGCTCTTGCTTGATGGGTACACCACGACTGTGGTCGTAATCTCGGTTAATGTTTAAAAAATGGCTCATTTTAGGTAAATTTGTAGGGTTTCGTCAATTACTTGAATATTATCAGCACCAATGGCTTCGCGACAGTGTGTTACCAAGTCCATTAGCTGATAGTTAAGCATTAAGGTGTCTTTGCACTTATTTAGTTCTTGGATATACTTGTATTTACCGGCAATAGGAATATTAGCAATAATATCATAACTGCTACCGTATTCATTAACAAGAGCCACGGCACGCTTGGGCCCAATGCCGGGAACTCCAGCCACATTATCGCCAGTGTCACCTGTAAGGCACTTAATACTAATGTAATCTTCTGGATTAAAGTCATAGTGGTCATTCCAGTTGTCTAGTGTGACTTCTTTGCGGGTAACGTAGCTAAATCGTGATACACCCGGACCTACAAGCAAGTCCCAGTCTCGATCACTAGAGATAAGCCAAATGTCATCTGTGCTCAATTTAGACTTTTGCGATACAATGTAAGCTGCAATGTCGTCAGCTTCCACGCCTTGAAACTTAAGTACTGGGTAACTTGTAGTAGATTCGATAGTGGCAATTGTTGCTAAGAAGTCTTCAAAGAAAAGCTCAAAAGCTGCACGTTCTGCATCAGTTTGCTGTTCTTGCTTGTCTTTACGATTTTGCTTGTACTCAGGGCTAAGTGCTTTACGATACGAGCTACTACCCTGGTCACAAGTAATAATAACGTGCGACGCTTTATAGGATTTTTTAAGACTATCTACTGTACGAATATAGTCAGTAGCAAAATCAGTAGCGCCACTGTGCTTATATCGAAAAGCTAGGTTTAATGCATCAACAACCAGTAGTGTATTGTTTGATTCTGTGGCTTTTTTAAATGTAATACTCATAGTGTATTCTTTGTGGTTAAGTGTATATTATACACTAATAAGCTATTTAAATCAAGTAACAAATTGAGGTTGCTCCCACTTTAACCAATCTTCTAGTAGAGCTACATAAAACTCGTGCGATTCATGGTTATAGTATATACAACGGTAGTTTTGGCTATTAGGCATTTCGTCGAACGCTACAAATACCTTGCTTCGGTCAAACTTAAATATTAGTAGTGGCTTTTTACCTACTTGAGTACCCTGACGAGTAGTTTGTTCCCAAAACTCAACTAGCTGCGGAGTTTTTGAAGTAAGTAGATGTGAAGTAAGGTGGTCTTCTGCGTAACCTTTAACTTCTACACACCAAAGGTTAGTTCGCCCAGGTACGTATAAGTCGCCCTTTAGCAAATGTTTAGGGTCAAGAGCGCCACTACCAGGTACACGCTCCCACCCTAAATTGGTATGTTTTTTTAAAAGATCACGTACTGTTGTTTCAGTACGTGCTCCTTTAGCTCTTGCGTCTACGACCATTACTCTTTGGTAGCTTTACGTGCAGGCTGTACAATTGGCTTGGCAGGTGCTTCAACAACTGCTGCTGCTGGTGGCTCTGGTGCTTTAACAGGGGCTGGTGCTTTAACAGGTGCTGCGGGTTGAAATTCCACAGTTTTTACCTCTAACTCGTCTACGCTATACATGATAGACCCAGATTCTGCTGTTAAACTTTCTAGCTCAGCTTGAGTAACTACCATATTTGGTGTTACTGGCTGACGAGCACCATTACGCTCAATAGTTGGCTTGATAGCCTGGATTCGTTCGATTTTAATCATAATTATACCTCTATTTGTGATATATTATTGCTTTTTACCACATTAACTTTTTCTAGTAGTGGATGGCTGAAACCGTGAGACACTAAAAAGGTATTTAGATGTTCTTCTCGCAATAAAACTTCAATTAGACGCTCTTTGCCATCTATATCTAATGCTTCTACTGTCTCGTCTAGAATAAGTAGATTAATTCTAGAACTAGATAGGGTTTGCATTAGTTTACGTATGGCTAGTAGTGTCGCTACGTTAACCCTAGCACGCTCTCCGCCGCTAAGTGCCAACATTTCTATGTCTTTGCCGTTATCAGTAATAACGACATTTAACTTATCAGATGCATTTACTCTGAAAGCAATCTGAAATCTACCGTCACTTAGTTCAACTAAGTACTTATTGGTTATTTCTTCTAAGTCTTTTACCAAACACTCGATTTTATACGCCACTAAGCCAGTAGTAGAAAACGTCTTTGTGAGTACATTTATAATACTCATGCGCTCAGATAACTCATGCAGTTTATTGCTATAAGTTTCTAGCTCTTCGTTCATTTCAACCATCTGCTTAGAGATAGTCTCTACTTTGGCATTATGTGCACTAGCAGCTAAGTTAGCTTTTTCGGCTTTGGCAATAGCGGCTTTTAAAGTTGTTATACCTTTTTGAAGTGCTATAAACTTAGACTCTAGCTCATTCTTATCAAGTAAGTCTTCTTGAATAGACTCGTCAATTAGTGCATGATACTTTTCCCATTCGTCCTTAGCTTTATTAGCTTCTTCCCAGGACTTCACTTCAGTAGCAATATTATTAGTAAGTAATTCAAGCTCACCTAGTCTTGCTGTAATTTCACTATTTCGTGTACTTGCAGTAACCTGAATAATGTTCTGTTCAGCCACTAACTCAGCAATTTTTGTTTCGTCAATTTCTTGTAAACAAGTAGGGCAGGTGCCATGCAGTGCTCCAATTTTCTTAACAAATGCTTGAGAATCCCGGATAGTTTTGGATAATTCTACCGATTCGGTACTTAGTGTAGAAGCTTCTACTCGCAACGGCTTAGGGTCTGCAGTAGGCTTTTCTGGAATAGGGAATAGCTTTAGCTTACCTTGAATCTGTTTGTAAGTATTATTTTGTGTAATCTTTTTATTTGTAGACTCAATATTAGTAATACTACTATTGAGTTTATCAAGTTCTACTAGTTGTTCAGCATCAACTGTTTCTACTTCTACTAACTCTTGAGGAGTAAGATCAGTTTTTGCATATTTGTCTAACCAAGCATTTACAGTATTAACTTGTGACTGCACTTGAGCAATATCTTTTGATAGCTCTTGCGCTGTTTCTTTAAATACTTCTTGTGCTTGCGTATACTTGCCTAAATTTAGGATTTCAATTAGAAACTTTTTACGAGCAGTATCAGGTGCTGTTAAAAATTCTAGACTTGAAGCATTTGACTGGTAAACAATTTGTGAAAAGGTTTTATGGTCAAATCCAAGTATTTCTTCAATATTTTTGTATGTTTGTGTAGCTGTATGTGCACTAATATCTACGCTATTTTTATATAGCTTAACTGTCTGAGCAGTGCCTCGTTTTGTCTCTATACGATACTCAGTACCGTCTTTATCAAATACTAGGGATATAGAGTACGACTTATCTTTAATGTATCGGTTAAGAATATCTGCTTTTTTAATAGACTTGGAATTCTTATTAAATAGCACTTCTTCAAGTACTAGTGCAATGGAGCTCTTACCGTGACCATTTTTTCCAACTAACTGGGTAAGTTGTGCTGCGGAAAAGTCAATAGTATTATCTGTACCGTAACTAAATGCGTTAGACCAACTCAGTGTTTTTATTGTTATCATTTGCTAATTTCTGTTTTAGCTCCAGCAATCCACCAATATATTTTCCATCTAGGAATATCTGTGGAACACTACGAGCATTAGGAACTTTTTCAATTAAGTCTTTTTTAGTATATCCATTAATTCCTAACATACGTTCATCAATAGATACACCTAGTACATCTAGTAAACGTTTTGCTTCTATGCAAGCGGGACAGTTGGTTTGAGACCATACTTCAGCCGATTTAATTGAGCTTTTCTGCATGATTTTGCATCTCCTGTAGAACCCTATCAATAGTTGGTTCTGGTAGTTCTAATATATAAGTTAAATACTCTTTAACTTCCGCATCCAGAGACATTTCAGGGTCTAGCATTAGTGCGCTATCTGAGTCTCTTTTTATAACTTTACTAGCAATCAGCTCTGAATCTTGCAACTCTCCGAGTTCTTGCATGTCCCCCTGCACTTCATAGATTGTGTGGTCAAAGTCGGTGGCATTGGCGGAGGCGGAGGCCTCTTCAGCCGTAATGGTCTTTTTGAGTAGTTGTGGGAGGTTGAATTTCCTCCACTCATGACTGAGACTATCAACGTCAAGGATAATAGCGCCAGTATCGACTCGTCCACGGTGAAAACTAGTAGTATAAGGGCTGCCAGGATAAAGAATATTGCGCTGAGAGTTTTCATAACTATGTAAGTCGCCTGCTAGTACCAAGTTCCAGTTGTTGAATATATCCAAGTCTACTTCTGGTTTAACGTGTGGTGGAATTTCTCCACGAACATGGGTACATAGAATACGCCCGCTAAACACGCGCCCATTCTTTTCGTAATCTTTTAGTTTGTTATATGGTATAATATCTACGCCAAACTCTGTGTCTTCATAGTAGTCGTCAACTACAGTTACTAATGAATTCAGTCGGTTTGTAGCTTTTTTCAGATTTGTCAAGAAAGTAGTATCTTTCTTTAACATCTCGTGATTACCAGGATAAATTAACGTTGGCTTTGTAAAGGACTCAACAAAATCAAAATAAAGCTCGACTTCATCCATTGTAGGCAGTCGATCAAATACGTCCCCACCAATAATAACTAAGTCTGCATCAGCCTGCATTTCCGCAAACTGGTCAATAAACATTTGAAATCTGTTTTTAGCCCAAGCTACTGGGACATTCTTTTGACCTAATTTAATGTGTACGTCTGCTGTGAATAATATTTTCATGTTTTATCAGACAAAATAGCCCGCTAAGCTTTTACGTTTAGCGGGCTATGTGTTAATTAACCTAGTTCTTTAACAGCTTCTTGAGCAGATTCGTCACCTGCTTCGCTGTCGTCAGTGTTAGTTGTAATTTTCTCCAACAGTGCTAGAACTTCTACTTCAGTTGGGCGTGGGTACTTTTCATCAATGGACTTTGCGGCTTCGGCAGCAGCGCGTTCTTCATCAGACAGTTTACGTGGTTTGCAACGCAACACACTCAGGTCGTAGCTAATATTAAAGGCTAGTGGGCCTGTTTTTGTACGCTTAAACACAACGTCCCAACCTGTATCGAAGTCAGTGGGGTCTCCCAAGTCTTCAGCGGCAGATACGATTTGCTCGAATAATTTCTTCTTGAGGTTTAGAGCTTTTACTTTACCATCTTTTGGATCGATACAGTTAACTGTGTACGACCATGAGCATTTAAGGTCAGGAAAGAAAGCAGGTACGTGATCTTTTTCTACGTTATCGAATTTTTCTTTATCACGACTAAAAGCCAAGCACTCTACTGGAATATCTTTATTATTAGCGCCTTTAAGCCAATAGATATAGCGAGGAAGGACTCCACCAACCAATCGAACAGTGTTTTCACCGTCTTTGTATTCGTAAGCCTCAACTTTATTAGATTGTGCTTTGCCTTTTGTGTTTTTAAATGAAATTGCCATTTTTAGTTCTCGTATTTGAAGTGTATTTTGTTTGTTTTAATTTCGAGCAGAGGATTATTCTTTATAGTATCTAAATCAATATCCTTGAAGTAACTTAGGTCTAAGTAGGTAACTTTGTAAAATTTATATAAACTATAGTCTCGCCTTCCTGCTAGTCGGATATACTGCGCTTTAAACGCATCATCACAAGTTTCACGAAAAAGAGGAGCGGCATTTAGTATAAAGCTGTTTCCGGATAAGTTGCGATAATTAATTCGGTCACTGCGGTTTTTCGGTATTAACTTTTTACTAAAATGCCTCTCTAACATAGATAACATTGCTTTAGGGTCACACTGTGATTCTGCTTCCAGTATTCCTAGGTTAAAAAAGAGTGCCATATCTCGAACTCAGACTATATTATATCATAATGACCAGTACATGACAAGTGTAAATTTATCATGCTGTTATTACCTGCCATCCCTTACGCAAATAAAGCGCTAGACGATCGTTGTTTTGCTTTTTATCTGCATATCCTGCAAAGTTAATATCAACTACTAGAGGATCTAATTTACCCTCATGCATACGCTGTACTCGCCCAACAATTTGCTCTAGCAAGCTATCGTTGCTCATTGGGGCGGCAAGTATGACGCAGGATAGGTTGTTAATAGAAATGCCCTCTGAGAAGATTTGCCTAGAGCCAGCAATGGCTTTTTTCTCTCCGCTAAGGATTTGTTGTTTGACAAGCTGTCGCTCTTCAAACTCTGTGTCGCCTGTAACAACCGCGCAATCATCACCAATATATT